TTTATACCATAAAAAATATTATAAATCAAGAACTTACAAAAAATTCAAAAAATATTTTGAAATAAAAACTCCTTTAAAATCAATAACTTACGTATATATTTGAAATGTTTTTAAATATATTTTACAACCCAAATAAATAATATACGTAAATTTATCATAATTTTTTAGGAGAACAACTGATGAATGCACTTTTTGAAAAAGTTTTATCATCTGAAGTATTAGATGACGAAACAAAGGCACAAATTAAAGAAGGACTTGAACAGTTTCTTTCTGAAACCCGAGAGCAAATTTCGGAAGAGCTTAAAGCTGAATATGCGGCAAAGTTTGTTGAAGACAAGCAGAAATTGGTTGAAGCTCTTGATACGAAACTTGAAGTCGCATTATCAGAAGAAATTAACGAATTAAAAAATGACATTTCTTCATATAAAGACTTAGAAGTTGAATATGCAGAAAAGTCAGTTGAAGCTAAAAAAGAGTTAGCAACTAAAGTAGCATCAGATATGGCTGAATTAGTTGAAACTTTGGATTCATTCTTAGAGCTAAGAATTGCCAGCGAAGTTGAAGAGTTAAAAGAAGATCTAATGGAAGCTAAAAAGCTTCAGTTTGGTAAAGATCTTTACGAAGGATTTGTTAAGGAATTCGAAAAGAACTTCTTCCGCCATGAAGGCATTGGTGACAAGTTAAATGAAGCACAAGCAAAGTTGACCGAAGTTACCAAACAGTTAAATGAAACAAAGAAAGAATTGAATAGTTCAAAGAGATCTCAAGAAATGAATAGAGTTCTTGAATCTTTACAGGGCAAGCCGCGTGAAATTATGGAAGCAATCTTACAGTCTGTTCCAACTGAACAGCTAGCAGAAGCTTACAATAAGTTCATTCCTCGTGTATTACATGAAAGTGCGGTAGTTGAGCAGAAGGAAAATCCTGTCAAGGGAGAAGTATTAGCCGAAGGTACAGATCTTAAAGAAGAAACAAAAGTCGTCACTGGCGACAAAGTTGATGAATCTAAGGTCGATGAAGTTGAAAAGCCAAGAATCGATGAAGGCAAGAAATTGTCATTAAAGAAATTGGCTGGTATTGAATAATATCGGTTAAACGTCAAACTTAAAGGAGAAAAGAAAATGCTTGACACAAATGATATCGTAAACAATTGGAGTGAAGTCAAAAGCACATTGCTTGAAGGCTTAAACTCCTCAAAGAAAGAAATTGTAGGCGCAGTTCTTGAGAACCAGCGTGACTACATCATGGGCGGAAAGTCAATGGTTGCAGAAACTGCTGCTACTGGTTCTGTTCAGGCTCATGACATTGCAAACTTTAGAAAGACATTGCTACCAATGATCCGCCGTATCATTCCGGGTACAATTGCAACTGAGCTTGTTGGTGTTCAGCCAATGACTGGTCCAGTTGGCCTTGTCTATACTTTGAGATACAAGTACGGTGAAAACGTAACACACGATTCCGCAAACTCACAGTTTGGTGGTTTTGATATCGTAGCAGGCGACGAAGCTTTCGGCAACGCTAAGCCAATCCGTCAGTTCTACTCCGGTACAGTTGAAGCTGCTCAGACTGCAGGTGCATCTGGTATTGATGGTCCTTCCGCTCCTTCCCAGATTGATGCAGCAACTGCTGGCGGATTTGCATGGCAGTCTTCACAGGATGTTCAGACCTACGGTTCTGGTACAATGGACTTTGGTTCATACACCTTACCAGTCGGTGGAACAATGTTGGGTGGTTCTAACAGCCACATTGAAGGTTCCGGTGGACGTAGAATGCAGCTTGAAATCATCAACCAAGCAGTAGAAGCGGGTTCCCGTAAGCTACAGGCTGGTTGGACAATCGAAGCTATGCAGGACTTAAACAGTCAGCATGGTTTGGATATCGAGTCCGAAATGACCAAAGCGATGTCCGCAGAAATTGTTCAGGAAATTGATGCTGAAATTATCAATGACTTGTTGGCTCTTGCTGGTACTGTTCGCACATACGATCACACCTTGACTGCTGGTACAACTTATGCTCCTGCATTCGTTGGTGACCGTTTCGCAAACTTAGGTGTCCGTATCAACGAAGTTGCAAACGAAATCGCACGTAAGACTCGCCGTGGTGCAGGTAACTTCATCGTAGTTTCTCCGATGATCGTATCTGTTCTTCAGTCTGCTGCTAAGTCCGTCTTCGCACCGGCTGTTGAAGGTTCCTTCAAGGGTCCAAACAACACAATGTTGGTTGGTACATTGAACGGTTCCATCAAGGTTTACAGCTACTTGTGGAATCAGGCTCAGCCGGGCTCTTCCGCTCCTGCTGGATCTGACAAGATTCTTGTCGGATACAAGGGTGGAAACGGTGAAACTGACGCAGGTTACTTCTACTGCCCATACATCCCATTGATGTCAAGCGGCGTTGTAGTTAACCCTGTAACCTTCCAGCCAGTCATTTCATTGATGACTCGTTACGGAAAAGTGGTATTCACTGATCCTAACACATCTCTTGGAAATAGCGCCGATTACTATGGAAGAGTAAATGTGGCAAATCTTGAGTTTGTTTAATATATCAAACCCTAGTAAAATCAACAAATCCCGCCGAAAGGCGGGATTTGTTTTTGGTAATTCCGAAGATTATTACACGGTTTCATTTTAGTTCATACACTTTACATATATACGTTTTTATGGTATTGTATAAAAATGAATATAGAAATGCACGAACATCTAATTAAAAATCTAAAATTAGAGTCACAAACGCCAGAGGCTTCGAGTAACATCAAGCATCCGCTCAAATGTTTGCTATGTAATAACATTTTCCATGCTACTCCAAAATCAAAAACTGCAAATTATAAAAAATATGGTATACAAGGATGTCCGGAATGTACATCAGCTAATAGATATGCTGGTACTATTGCAGTAAATATAAAAAGACTGGAATCTATGGGGTTTAAATTACATGAACCATTTAAAACCATTAAACATAAGCTTCTTATATCAAACACAACTTGCTGCAATCGACCATGGAAAGCGAAAATAGAAAACGTTCTAAATGGTGCATCAATCTGCAGACCGTGTAATGATGATAAAAAGCGAAAACGCTTTGAATCCATAATACAAGAACGCTTTCATCAAATATGTGCAAACCAAGAGGGATGGCATGACTATAGGCGGCTTGTTAGATCACTCACTTATAGAAACTATAATTCTAATAAAGAAACAATAAATCCACTGAACCTTCCTAGAAAAAGAGGTGGAGAACACGGTGGATATCATCTGGACCACGTTGTATCCATCGCATATTGTTGGAAACATAAAATTCCTGCAGAAATATGCGCAGATCCAAAAAACCTAAGACTTATAGAATCTCTAACAAATATTAAAAAATCGTCAAAACCTATCGGGGCTGTTCCGTCCATATTCAATGACTATCTTCCATTTAAATATAAAATAAATCAATTTGCTGATTATTTGGAGGATAAACTCAAAATAAAATTTGAGAAAAATTTTGAGATTGATGATCAATTATTTCAACTAAAATATAATAACACATTGATAGACATCCTTTTAAATGAAGATTACAAATTCTCCATTTTAATGTCCAGATATCATTTATTAAACGTAAAAAAATTATGTACAGAAATTGGGTATAATTACATTCCGGTTTTTGAATATGAGTTCGATCAGAAGCCGGAACTTATCGCAAAGAAATTATCACATATATTAAAAGTTAATAAATCTAAGAAAATATATGCAAGAAACTGCACTGTACAGGAAATCGATTCTAAGACATCCAATCGGTTTATGGAGCGATTCCATATACAAGGCAAGTGCAACTCACCTATCCGACTTGGATGCTTCCATGGAGAGGATTTGGTGGCAGTAATGACATTCTCAAACAATAGAATGCTCTTCAATAAAAATAATAAATCTAAATACGAACTCGTTCGATATGCGACAGATTCTGATTACATATGCGTCGGTGTAGCATCTAAACTTCTTAATTATTTTAAGAAAAATTTCATATACTCTTCCATTTATTCCTATGCGGATAAAAGATGGAGTGATGGTAACTTATATAAAACATTAAAATTCAATATAGAATCAGAATCCGATCCCGGATATATGTATTTTAAGAATGGGGAAGTCCATTATCGATATAAGTTTGCAAAGCATAAACAAAAAGATTTGCTACAAAAGTTTAATCCTTCTAAAACAGAATATGAAAACATGCTGGACAATGGATTTGATAAGCTCTATGATTGCGGGAATTATAAATTTGTGATGGAATTATGAACTTAGATATTTTAAAAGAATTTGATAATGCGTCGATTGAAAAGATAAACATCGGTGAGATTCTTCGTATAGATAGCTATTCATATTATTTCATTAATAATAAATTACTATCGTTGTTGAATAGAACGAATCCTCTCTATTTAAGAAATTTGAGAAAACTAAGCG